CCTTTAAGTTTTCTTCTGTTTTATTTCCTTTTACATAAACATGAGCGTTACCATTAACTGTAACTACACTATGACCTGATGATTCGTGTTTTGTTCCAATATTAATTTCATAACGATTGCAGCAGCTTTTTCAGAAACTGTACCTTTTGAATCTATTTGAATATATGCACCACTATCGTGATGAATCATAATTCTTTCTGCACCAGGAGAATCATCTAATTCAACACTATGTCTTCCTGATTTAATTACTCTATTGTATGGATATTTGGCTGCGTAAGCTGGTGGAGGTTCAGACCACGTTTCATCTGTATCAGCAATCTTTTGATCATGCGTACGATTGGCTGCTTGTTGTAATAGATAAGTTTCATTTAATAATTCACCACGAGCTAATCTATCTGGTCCACCGCCTGCGTTGAAATCATTTGGAGTATAACCTCTTGCTAATAAATCGCCATTCTTTTCAGGAATAACACCTTCACCGTCTTTAGTTGGATCTGATTCTGTATTATACATACCAGGTAATAAACCTAATATGATTGGATGTTGAGCCATCTTACCATCTAAGAACATTCCGTATACATAAGATCCTAATGCTGGTGGTGGATTGTTTGGATCGTAATTACCTGCTGCACACATTGCCCAAGGCAAATCTTTTGTTTCAATTTCTTGATTTGTTCCGTGTACGCCAAACGCTCGAACTCTTACTCGACCTTCGTGAGTTTCATCGAGATTGCCTTCAACCATACCGATGAAGAAGAACGGATTACTTATTCCTGAACCATCAATCATATATCACCTTTTTGCCAACCATATTTTATCGCTTCCACTTTAGTACTCAGCGTGTTCATCTCCATTGAATGGTCAACGCTAGCAATTAAATATTTGCCACTCAATCTTTCGTTTTGTTTATTTTCTAACGCAATGTTAGGTTCTTGTGTAATTAGATTAATCACATCGCCTGGTACCAAATCTATCCTGCCTTCAATACCCAAAGAAACTGTTGAATTATTTAAATGGTAATTATAAGCAACTCTGTTTTGAATAATCTCAACCATATTTTGTGGTGTACGAAGTACTTGACCTGGTATTGAAGCAACTCCATCAGGTTGCCAATCTCTGTATACTACATATTGCTTTGCGTTTTTATTTGTATCCTTAAACGTTTCAGTAATAAACTTATCTGAATGTACTGCACCAACGTTTGATGTTCTTGGTTGTCCTGTCATACCAATGTATTTCTTTTTTGCGTTTTGATAATCAAAGTTATAAGAAGTTCTTGTATGATTCACGAAATCAATTTCCATTACCGTGTTCTTATAAGCACCACTATCAATGTCAGCGCCTGTATCAACATGATTCTGATTAGAAAAAGATACAACGTTTCTTACCATTATGTTAGCATATTGTGAGGCGTCTTGTTCTGAAAAGTTTAAATAGTAAAAGTCTTTAATTTTACTTTCATTCTTTATTGCTCTTTTTAACATCCATTCGTCAGTTACCCAATAGTAACCATCAAAAGTTTCAAAGAAACGATACATGTTCGATGGAGATTGTGATCCTGCTTTTGATTTACTTGCCAAGAAGTTCATTGCTTGGGCTGGAGTATAATCAGGAATGATCGTTCTCATCTGACCATTAGATTCTTCGATATAAAACGCTCTTCCTTTATTTGAAGTTAATTGTAAACCTTCAGAGTTATCAGGCATTTCACCAACTGACGTTGCTGTACTTAATTCTTTATTTGAATTAAAATACTTTTTAAATATTTCTTTAGCAGCATATGATCCTGATATATTTGTAAAGGCAGTTATCACGCTTTGTATTCCTGCTCTAAAGGTTGTTCTGCTTACAAAGTGTAATGTATAAAAATAACCATCGCCTAAATCGTTTTTACTTAAACCATCAATTTTAACTATTTGACCTTTAATGTTTAATTCTGTTTGAAGATCATGTCCTTTAATTATTAATTCTAATTCTTCTTCTGCCCTTAATGGGAAATCGTGTAACGTTCCAACTTGGTCTAAGACCTTAAGCGTTCCAGAAAAAGAAGAGCTATAGATAGATTGCTTTAGATTAAATCCATATATCAAAGCAGTAATAGAAGCGTCTCTATTGTCCACCGATTTAATCATAGCGCTTTCTATAGTACAATGAGAAGGATTAAAAGATTCTGACATTATTCAGTACTTACCGAGTTTTTGAATTCACGCGATAATTGACCTAAGAACGCGTTATCGAATAAAAAGATTTCTTTTTTGTTATCATTAATTTGCTCTTCATATTCAAAGATACGATAAGGAACCCAATCTTCAGGAATGATTCTTTTAATGATTATCTTATCTCCTCGTTCAGTACGCATAATCACGCGATCTTCTTTACGAAGATAAATTGTTCGGAATGATTCCGGTGCTAAGATAATATTATCAACTGCCATTTGTTATTTCCTAAACTGTTTTAATATAGTATATAATGTTTTCGTCAATTGTTTCATCTTTGGTCCAATCAAGAACGTCTTCTCCGATTCTACCAGACTGTGCTTGGTACTTATCAACCATGTAGTCGTTAAAAGTTTGAGTATTCATTGGCCATTCGTAATATGGATCTATGATATTGTTTGCCATGTACACTAACCAAATATAATCTACAGAGCCATAATAATCCAAGGCAATATCTTCTGCCCTCTCGCTTTCTTTAACTGTATAAGAATAATAAAGATAGGGGTTATTTGCGACTGCTCTTGCGAACGAAGGCCTTCGAGATATATCTCTAACCTTTCTACCTTGGTAATCTATAACCGGAAAATGTTCAAAGTATTTAGTTGCCATTAGGTGTCGTCTCCTGGATAATCTTCAGCCGTTTGTATTTCAAGTTCCTTAAAGCTCATAGAAAGTTTAACACCCTGAGGTACACCACCTTCAGCAATAACAATTTCACCACTTGCTCCATAGTCAACATTGAAACTATCGCACATGCAAGGTTTAAATCTAAGGAAATGCGATTCATCAATACCTAATAGATTAATACTAACAACCGCAGGATATGTTAAAAAGGCTCGAGCTAATGTGTTACCTGATAGAGTATCCGCGGTACCAGCCACACCAGTGCCACCAGTTACATTTTCTATGTTTGGTAATATGTTTCTTTTTATTGATCTTATGATTTTTTTAATAGCTTCTGCTTCTTCTTTACTTTCAGGATATAGTGTCCAATCAAACGAGAAGGATCTTAGGTTAACTCCTTCGAAAGAAAGCGTTGCTTGAGGGTTAATTGCAGTTCCTCTCGAAGCACCCATTGCTTTACCTAATCCTGATGAAAAACTATTTAAAGCATTAGCACCCATGAACGACGCTATCCTAGAAGCTTGACCTGCTACCTCTTGCTGACCTGGAGTCTTTGCTTTATCTCCAAACACTGTGTCAATTGCACCTTTCATACCAGCTTCACCCAAAGCCATCAGTTCTGCACCAATGTCAGTAAAGCTGCCTTCAAATGCAGGAGCCAACGTATCAGCAATAAACGATTCTAAGAAAGTTCTTTCAAAGCCATTTACACTAAGACCAGTTGCATCTGTTAATGTACTAGGCATTGGAAGTTCAACAGCCAATATACCAGTTTCTTTAGCACTTGTAAATTGACTCTTTTTACCTGTCTTATTACCTTCCGCGCCTGTACCTAGTGTTAAGTCTTTATAATCATACTTCTTAAATATTAATTGGATGCCGTGCGGAAATCCACCGTCAGGAAAGAAGAGTCGTTGAGCATCCTTACGATTAGATTCTGCTCTTATTGTTTGGTTTGGTCTTGCCATTCTTTATTTCCTTTGCTGTCTCCGTCTAATTCTAATAAATATGTATACGGATAATGTAATTATTTATAATAAAAATCGGAAAGTATATTATGGCATATAAGGGTAAATTTAGACCAAAAAATCCGACCAAGTATAAGGGTGACCCTACAAAAATTATTTATAGGTCTTTGTGGGAGTTCAAGGTATTTAAATGGATGGATTCTCACCCAGATGTAATATGGTGGCAATCTGAAGAAGTGATTGTTCCATATAGATCACCGATTGACGGAAAGATACATAGGTATTACCCGGATGTGGTTGTACATAAAAGAGACGGTACAGGGCAACCTCAAACAATTATGATTGAGATTAAACCAAGCAGTCAATGTAGACCTCCTGATATTAAAAATAAGAACAAGACAAAGACAGGTAGAATATCGAGAAGATATTTAAATGAAGTTAAGACATGGGGTGTTAACGAAGCAAAATGGAAAGCAGCAAAGAACTTTTGCGCTGACCGCGGATGGCAGTGGACAATAATGACAGAAAAACATATACCAGGAGCACGTTAAGTGGCAAGCTTATTCTCAGATATTCTAGTAAAAGGAATAACATCAGGACAAGTGCCTGCTAGAACAAAAGGTGCGAGGGAATGGTACCGTAAACAAGCAACGTTAGCAGTAGGTAAAAGAATTACAGAAGATGAGATTGTAGGTAATACTGATAAAGGAAGAAACAAGGCAGCGTTACGTGGGGATTCTGTTTATGGATCAATGTACTTTTTTAGGTATGATCCTAAACATAAATCTACTTTACCATACTATGACGCCTTCCCTTGCATATTTCCAATAAATAAAGTAAAGGGTGGTATACTTGGATTGAATATGCATTACTTACCACCAAAGATGAGAGCCCAATTAATGGATGCTCTTTATACAACTGTATCAGACAAAAGATATGATGAGAATACAACATTGAATATAAACTATAAGATTTTAAATAGTGCTGCCAATATGAAGTTCTTTGCACCTTGTGTTAAAATGTATTTGGCAAAACACGTAAGATCTAAGTTTGTTAAAATCAATTCATCAGAATGGGACACTGCGTTATTTTTACCAGTACAAAGTTTCCAGAAAGCCGGGTCAGTGAAAGTTTGGGCAGACTCAAGAAAGCTCATAGCGGGGAATTAATAAATGCCATTTAACATTAGTGAATTTAAAAGTCAGTTCGATAGATATGGCGGCCCAGCTATGTCCAATCTATTTTCTGTCCAAGTAACACTACCACCTCAGCTTCGCGCAAGAATACAACCAACAGAAAATAATGCTTTTAATATGAGTCATACGTTTACTTTCTTTTGTTATAAAATGGATATACCTGCGATTGGTATTAATACATCTGAAGTAGCATATACAGGACAAATGAAAAGGAAGCATCCAACAAGAGTTCAGAATCCAGGCCCTATGAGTGCATCTTTCTTTGTTGATTCTGATCATCATGTTTTAAGGTTCTTTCACGCTTGGGCTCAAAACATTATAAATTATAATAAAGGCGATGGTGCATTTGCCGAAGTAGACGGTAAACTTCCACATGAAGTTGGATTTAAGAAAGACTTTGCATGTGATATGATTATTAAACATTATTCAACAGATTCTTATCCTGACGTATATTACGAAACTAAACTACAAGGAGTATGGCCAGTATCTATTGGAGCATTGAGTTTAGATTGGTCAACAAAAACGGCTCTTTCATTAGATGTTCAGTTTACAGTTACTGATATGTCATTCGATGGAGCAAAGACAGGAAAAACGAATAGCAGATTATCGAGAGCAAGCGGCTTGTTAGATATCCTTGGAGATATCGCAGGCTTCGGAGACGCGGTAAGAGGAACATTAAAAAGCGGGAAACCGACAAGCATACAGGATGCTATCAATAAATTAGATAGACTTGGTAATGCATTTGGAAAAATATAAGTGATACAATTTTAAATTATAGGAGTATAGTATGGCACTACCAAAAATTAACTTACCAATCTCGGAATTGATTTTACCGAGTACAGGTGAAAAAACTAAATATAGACCTTTTTCTGTAGCGGAAGAAAAGATCTTGTTAGTTGCACAAGAAGCGGATGACGCGGAACAAGAAGTATTAGCAATGAAACAAATCATTTCTAATTGCTTAATTGAAAAAGATGTTGAAGAACTTGCATTATTTGATTTTGAATATGTTTATTTAACATTAAGAGCACGTTCAGTCGATAACTTGGCTAAGTTCAAAATTAAAGATCCTGACACGGATGAAGAAATTGAATTAGAACTTGATATGAGAGAGATTGATATTGCTCGAGATGAAACTCATACAAATGAAATTAAAGTAAACGATGAGTATACTCTGTTTCTAAAGTATCCATCTATTAATGAATTCATAAAGATTGTTGGAATGAATAATGACGATCCTTTAGTTAACTATTTTGTAATGATTTCTTGTTTAGATACATTAGCTTCAGAAGATGAAGTACATAGTTTTAAAGATTATAGTGATGAAGATATTGAGGCCTTTATGGATAGTCTCGGTGGAGATGTTATTCGAGGAATTACTTCGTTCTTTGAAACAATGCCGAAGATACGAAAGGAATTACCATATACAAATAGTGAAGGTAAAGAAAATACGTTTGTCGTGGAGGGCACCCGTAGTTTTTTTATCTAAGCCTTAGCCATATAACGTTAGGGCATTACTATCAAATGATTTTCTCCATGGCACAACACCACAAATGGTCTGTGTCCGAAATTGAGGCTATGATGCCTTTTGAAAGAGATCTTTACTTTAGTATGCTAGTACAATGGATAGAAGAACAGAATGAACAGCGAAAACAGGGTTAATATAAATGGCTAAAACAACACCAAAGAGCAAAGAGCTAAGTCCAGAGACTCAGAGTATAGTTAATCGTCTTATCCGTGAAGGAGAGCTTGTAAGGAACGACGGCAAGCATTCGATTAAAGAAATTAGAATTGACCTTGGGAAATTTACCGATGCTTTTGCTGCAATTAAAATAAGCTCTGAACAAACAGCTAAAGTCTTAACGGATTCTTGGGAAGGAAACGAAGCACTACTCAAAAATATTGATGAAAGCTTAGTTGGTTTAAATGACACAGAAAAAGATGCTGAACTGGCAAGAAGAGCTCAGGATAAAAAGGATGCAATCGCAAATAAAGAAAATAAGTCTGAATCTAGTATCGCCGCACAATCTTTAAAGTTAAGTCTTATGAGTGGATTCAAAGGTCTAAAAGATGGATTCATGGCAATAAAGAAAGATCCGTGGGGTTCGTTATTAAACATTGGCAAGTGGGCAATTATAATACCAGTATTAGCAGGTGCAATTAAAGGATTGCTTGATAAGATGTTTGGCGAAGGCGAAATGGGCAAATTCTATGACAGAATTTCAAACAGCCCGTTTGCTAAAATTGCTATGGAATATCCAATAGCAACTTTGCTTGGAAGTTTAGCTGCTATGGCCGGTCTTAAGTGGGCCTCACTGTATGGAACTATGATGCTTGCTGCAAAAACTATGGGTGTTAAGGGTGGAGTAGATGGTGTTGTTGGTACAGGTGGTGACGGCGATGGCAAAAAAGGTAAAGGCGGAAGATTAAAAGGTTTAGGTAAAAATGTGTTAAAGATGGCCAAAGGTAATTTAGCCATTACTGCTATTTCTTCAGCCGGTTTATTACTTCTGTCAAATATGGATGACGGCGATACTACAGATGTTGCTTCTGAAATGGCAGCGCTTGATGCTGAATATTCTGGTAAAGAAAAAGCAGCCAAAGATAAAATGTTAACATCGTTTGATAACGACAGAGCAGGAATTAGTGATATCTTATTAGGAACCTTGGGTGGTGCCGGTACCGGTGCTGCAGTTGGTTTCGTTACCGGTGGTGGAGTCGGAGCTTTGCCAGGAGCTGTATTTGGTGGCTTAACAGGATTCTTTACTAGTGTTGGTCAAGTTGCGTATGAAGCGTATGATGATTTTAAACATGACATTGATGAAGTTCCAAACGAATTAGAAAAAGCGTTAAAACATGAAATGAAACAGAACAAGTTATCATTGATGTACGGAAGAACTGAACAGGCAGCAGAGTTAACTCGAAAGACAACAGAAGGTATGCAAACTTTTGTTAATGACTTACGAGACAATATGACTACTGATTCAATATTCGGAGATGCAAATATTGCAGCTCTCGAAGCCGCAAGTAAGAGTGAGATAACAGAGAAGCGAAGAGGAAGGTCGCGGGTAACAGACGAATATGTTATGTTCGGTGGAGAACTAGTTAAGTTATCATCAATTAATGAACGTCTCGAAGAAGCTAAAGAAACAAGAGTAAATAGAGAAAGACAATTAAAAGCATCTGAAAGATTACTTGAATTGAGATTAGGTGAAGTAGAATCTCTTGAAACTTCAGTTGATAGCGCGAATAATTTAAATGCTCAAATTGATGAAGTAGCGGCAAAGGCAGCTGCAGCTAAACCAAATATTCTTCCTGATGTTGAAGAAAGAGATAAAAAACAAACAGTTGCATCTGGTGGATTTGCTTTAAACGTAACGAATAATTATATTTCTAAAGGCGGAGATACAATGATACAGAATAAGTCTGATAATCGAGTATCTTCACAGAATAGTACTAATGCTGTTGTCTTTGGTGGTGGCGGTGGAAGATTTGGCGGTGGAACTGGTTTACCGACTGGCGCCATGGCATAAAAAAGGAACTCCGAAGAGTTCCATAAACGGCTCGGCGGCTGTTACTACCACGGAGATTGTTTTATTAAACTTTCTCTTTCAAATACTCAAGTACTTTTTCAGGTGTTGTTTCTCCATACGGATCCGTATCACAATCATCTTCCTTGCCATCTTCTACAAACATCCTTTCAACAGTGCCATTATCTACGACCATAGCATATCTCCAAGATCTTGCACCAAAGCCGAGATTGTCTTTGCGAACAAGCATATCCATTCCTGCTGTAAATTCACAAGATCCATCTGGAATAAATTTAACATTCTTTACTCTTAGATCTTCAGCCCAGGCATTCATAACGAATGTATCGTTACAAGCAATACAATAAACCTCGTCAACATCATTCTTAACAATTTGATCGTATAGTATGTCAAACCCTGGGACTTGATTATTTGAACAGGTTGGGGTAAATGCGCCGGGTAGAGAAAAAACAACTACTCTTTTATTTTTAAAATAGTCTTCTGTTGTAGGATGGGTCCAGACGAAGCCACCGTTTTCTACATCTCTTGATCGTATTTTAAATTGAACGTTAGGTACAGTTTTCATAATATAATTCCTTATAGATGGGAGGCATTGCGCCTCCCAGTTTGATTATAGATTAACCTTTTAAGAATTCCTTCTTAGTATTCTTAGCATTAATCTTTATTTTACGAGCCTTTTTACTTTCTGGAATTATTCTTTCCAATGCAATTGTTAAAAGACCGTTTTTGAAGTTAGCGTCAATTACCTCAATATCGTCCGCAAGAGTAAAACTCCTGGTGAACTTCTTGAAAGAAATACCACGGTGAACATAATCGCCGCCGCCGTTAAAGTAATCTCCTGCTTCATCCCAGGTGGAACGAACAGTTAAATTATCTTCTTTTACTTCGATTTCTACATCATCAATATCAAGACCTGCTAAAGCAAGATCAATAAAGAACTTTTCACCTTTAGTGGTTCTGATATTATAAGGCGGGAAGCCTTGAGATTGTTGTTGATGCTGTGGGAACTCCGCCAATCTGTCAAAGACTCTATCGAATCCAAGAGCAAAGGGGTGAAGTTGGTTTATATTTAATCCAGTCATATTATTCTCCTATTAAGCAAGATTAATTAAATTTGAGGGTATATCCCTCGGTTAGTTGTAAGACCCTATCGGCATCCTACAAATCTATTTATATTATATTATATAACAGTTTAGAAAAAATGTCAACTATTTTTTTCCAATATTGTATTTGACTGTTAGATCCCAATCGTTCTTTTCTTTAAACGAAATGATTTTAATTTGATTTAGAGAAGCGACTGGATCTGCTGACTTTGAAGGATCCACTATTTTAATAAGTTCCCATTCTTCTAATAAGTTCACAATCGTATTACGACGTGATATATCTTCTTCTGATAACGTATTGTGCTTTCCATCTAAAATAAACAATTCTTTAAAATGCAGAATAGCATACCTACCTTTCTTGTGTAGGATATGACATGATTGGTATAACTTCTTTTCTTTACGGCTTGAAATGCCTATACGAGTCAGAGTCTCTTTTACTTTGAGGAAAGAATCCTGCGTGGGTAATTCAACTTCGACACCTACTCCCTTGAAAATATCTGTGTCCATGATTAATATTCACCTGTTAATTATTATAGTTAGTGGCAATGGTCTAGACCATATAAGATTATTTATAATAATCCTGTTTTAGCCACCTTCATTAATTTTATCATGGATAGTTTCAAGCTGTTCTTTGTTCAATACTTTAAGATATTGTTTGGCAACAGTTCGGTTGCATTCATATACTTTCTGTATTGCATCTAGGTTAATATCTTTATCAGCCTTTGGCCATTTAGAGAATCTCTTACGCTTACGAAGTACCGCTTTATAATAATCAA